GAGTTTATTTATTTAAAAGGTGTAGCATCTACTGTAGTTGGTAGTGTTTGTGTAATAGATCAAGATGATTTTTCAACGTCTTTAGCTGTTGCAAATGATGTAGGTTACCTTGCTGTTGCAATGTCTAATAATGTCGCTTCTAGTTATGGTTGGTACCAAATCAGAGGTAAAGCCGTTATTAAAGGTCTTGCATCTTTAGCTGATAACGCATCTTTATATCTAACTGCTACGGCTGGATCATTAGATGATGCTGTCGTTTCGGGTGATAGAGTAAAAGGCTATGCAAAAACTGCATCTGCCCTTAATACTCCATCAACTGGACTTGCAGAAGCTGATATTATCAATCCTTTTGTTGATAATGGAGAAGCTGCTTAATTTTAACGGAGGGGCATAAAAACCCCTCTACAATATATTTTTATGACAAGAGAAATTAAAAAAGGCGAAACTTTAGTAAACGAATCTAACAAGGTTGTTTCAACATCTCACGATGGTGCTAAAATAGCGTTTTTTGAAAAAGAAATAAAAACTAACGATGGTAAAGCATTTGTTAGGGAATACATTTATATTAATTACGGATCAGACAAGCACACAATATTAATTAAGCCAGTTGGTCAAAAAAGATTAACTGATTCAACAACAGGCGATCTTTTAGTTGTTCCAGAACAAGAATTTTATAAAAAGGCTTATGACGCTTTTTTACTTAAGAAAGGCACATTAAATAAAATTAAAAAATAAATAATGACTTTATTAAGCATTTCACAAGAAATACTAAGACAAACAAAATCTGCTTCTATTCCACTAACTATATATGGTAATAATCAGCCTGCGGCTGTCCAAGTGTTAGAAGTGCTTAATAGATCAGTTAAAAGCTTATCTCGTTCTTACGATTGGCAAGAGCTAACAAAAGAACATACCTTTTCTGCGGTTATATCTCAAAATAATTATTCTTTACCTTCTGATTTTGATAGGATTGTTAATAATACTTTTTGGAATACAACTGACAACAGGGAAATGTTAGGCTCTGTATCTGGTCAAGAATGGAGAACCTTAACAGACAGCACAGTTGGATCAGGTGGGGAGCTTGAATATTACAGAATCAGAGCTAATGAAGTATTAATATTTTCTACCCCAACAGCTACAGATAATTATATTTTTGAATATATAAGTAAAAATATTGTAGAAAGCAGTGGGGGAAGTGGTCAATCAACTTGGCTTGCTGATACTGACGTTTCTGTAATAGATGAATATATATTAAAACTAGATGCAACTTGGAGATTATTAAAATCACAAGGTCGCCCCTACGCAGAAGATCAACGAGAAGCAAACTTAGCCTTAGCCGAAAGAATGGGCATAAACGCAGGAAGACAGACAATTAGGCATGGATATATTAACTTTATTAATGGAAAGATAGCTTATCCAAACAATATTACCCCATAATGGTTTTAGAAATATCAAGGCAATATCAAGGATTACAGCAAGAAAGGATCGGGCAAGCATTAAGGGTAAATATACCAGCTCCAACAGGCGGTCTTAATACTAGGGATTCAGAATCATTAATGGAAGCAACGGATGCGGTAGAGATGAAGAACGTCTTTCCTAGTCAAGGTAAGGTAATAACCAGAAAAGGATACACAGAATACGCTACAGGATTAAATGGAAATGTAGAAACATTAGCAGAATTACGAAACGGAACAATTAAAAAGTTTATTTGTTGTAATGCAGGAGAGATAAACGACGTTACAGACTCAACATCGATATCTAATTTAAAAACAGGGCTTTCTAACTCCAGATTTCAAACTGTCAGTATGAATGGTAATTTATTAATGTTTAATGGTGTTGATACTCCGTTAGTCTATGATGGCTCAACTGTAGTTAATAGCACTATACATGGCTCAGGATTGACGGCTTCGACACTTACAGGTTGCAACGTGCATAAAAACAGGCTCTATGCTTGGGATACTGACTCTTCTTCTTTTTGGTACGGATCAACTAATGCAATACAAGGCGTTTTTAAAGAGTTTGATTTGTCAGGAGTTGCCCCTTATGGTGGTAATTTAATACTAATGGAAACTTGGAATCATGACGGAGGAGATGGCGTTGATGATTACGCTTTGTTTTTAATGTCTAGTGGCACAGCTTTCTTGTATGAAGGTTCAGACCCTAACGATGCAAATAATTGGTCTTTAATTGGAATATATAAAATAGGCGAGCCAGTAAGCACCAGAGCATCAACTAAAATTGGTGGAGATATTGCCATAATGACTAAACAAGATTTTGTTTTCTTTTCAGAAGTGTTTAAAAATGGTGGAGCTGTAACAAGTCAAACTAAGTTATCAGGTGCGGCAATAAATAACATAAATTCTTACGAGTCTAATTATGGTTGGGAAGTTCAATTATATCCTAAGGCATCAACTGGGGGGTGGTTGTTTTTTAATGTTCCAGTTGCAACTAATACAACTTATTACCAATATGGTATTAATACAATAACAGGAGCGGCATTCCAATTTACAAATATGAATGCTAGAACATGGAGTTTATACGATAACAACTTGTATTTTGGAGAAAACGGCTCTATTATGAAGGCTGACGATAGTTTAAGTGATAATGGTAGTAACATACCTTGCCAGGTGCAAGCAGCTTATTCTGATTTAGGTTCACCACAAGAGAAAGTTGTAAATGAATTTAGAAATACAATTAGTATTGATGGTAACGCTATTGTAAATACTACAGTTAGTTTTGATTATGGCTCTAGGTTTGTAACTCAAGATGTAAGCACAATATCGTCAGGCACGCCTTGGGGTTCTCCTTGGGGTTCTCCTTGGTCGCCAGCTAGCTCAATTCGTAATGAATTAGTAATTACTTCTGGCGAAGGTGTAGCCTTAGGAATGAAAATATTTGTTGCCTTAAATGGTCAACAACTTAGTTGGTATAGGACTGACTACAGCGTAACAGTTAATAATATTTTATAATGGGATGGAAAGATGTAGTATCAATTGGTGTTTTTGGTGATAATTTCTTAGGAACAAGTAGGAATATTCTAGGAGGTAGTGCTGGTATAGGTCCTAGCTCAAGAAAGCCTGACGGAACACCTTATACAAAAACAGAGATTACGACAGCAAACTTATTTCAGAATTTATCTTCTGAACAGCAAAAAGATTTATTATTAAATAATCCTAATATTCAAGGACCAGGAGGAAAGCAAGTTTATGATCCACTAACCAACACAATCAGGATTGAAGAATCAGAATTTCAAAAAGGACAAAGAGGAAGGCAAGAACAATTAGCCTCTGAATTATCAGGACAGTTAATGGGTCAAGATTTACCTGGAACAGATGGTTCGGCAAGATTTGAGCAAGGCAGGGAATTGTTACAACCTCAATTTCAACAAGAGAGAGAGGCTATTTTGCAACAATTAGCAGATCAAGGTTTGCCAGCTGGTAGCGAAGCCCACAAAAGAGAGTTAGACAGATTGGAGCAGTCTCAAGGTAGGCAGTTACAAGAATTATCATTTAATGCAGTACAGACAGCAGAGGCTCAAAGGGCAGCTAGATTTAATGAAATATCTTCTTTACTTGGTCAGGCTCAAGTTGGGGGTGTTGGTTTTAATCAATTTCAAGCAGGATTTAGTGGATTAGATTTATTTGGAGCAGAACAAGCACAGTTAAATAGGGCTTTTGAAGGCGAACAAAATAGAAAACAAAGAAGTGCGGACAGACAAGCTGCAATAATTGGAGCTATAGGTTCTATGGGGTCTTCTGCAATAAAAGCTTCTGATGAAAGACTAAAAGAAGATATTAAAAAAATAGGAACTTCACCTTCTGGACTTAATATTTATTCATTTAAATACAAAGATAAACCAGGTATTTATCAAGGTGTTATTGCTCAAGAACTGCAAGAATCAAATCCAAAGGCTGTAGTAACTAAGGACGGATTCTTAGCGGTAGATTATAGTTTAATTGATGTAGATTTTATAAAATATGACAGTAAATAGAAAATTACTAGAGCAAGAACTGGCACGAGCTGGA